ATCTTCGATGTTGGGGTATGACAATCTCCTACACCAAAATGCTTGAGCGTTTCTTCTTTAAAATTCCTGCCAAGAAAATATTGCGAGGGGCAAGAAATATTGTCTAATTCAATTGGCTTGATGGATTTTTTGGATACAACCTCCTCATTAATCATATCTACAAGCTTACTAAACTCATCGCAATAAGTAACTTGCTGTGATGGTTCTGGAGTCGTTGTTCTTCTAACATCTAGTAGTCCACACGCCCACTTCAATGCTTGAGAGAATCCAACGTCCTCGCCTTCTTTATTTGACAATGCTCCACGTATTAAACCAAAAATATCATTCCGATATTGATGTTGACAATCTCTTGTCCAGCACTTCCATATACCTTTATCGATAGAAAACGAAAAAGCCCTAGGGTTGTCGCTAGAATCGTGTACGGGGCAAGTAGAATATATGTTGTCACCGAACACTTCATATTTCATGCCCAGTTTATCAAATACGTCAGTTGCTTTACTATTTAGCTTTTCTTTAATCTTCTGTAAGTCCATCATTCTTCAACTTGTCTAGCGTTTCATTGTCAACTAATCCAGTATCACCAACTGGTTGATTCTTAAACTCATTTCTTGTTTTGAGTTCTCGTAATTTAGAATGAGAACCTTGCATCAACATATTAATATAATCTCCATCATCCATGCCGGAACCATGCCTAGCAACAATAGGTACTAGTTTTCTATTTCCAGCATTTGGACCATCTTCTGCCAATTCTTCTGGCGATTTAATTTTGAAAATGCTGAATGATGTACATAACCAAATTAGTCTGTCAGAACCGCTAACAGCGTCTGTACTTTCTTTGGTAATGCCATCACGATTTAACTGTACAAATGACAAACATGGGATATCTAGCTTAACACATAGGTTATGCAATGATGTGATTTGAAATCCTAGTGCTTGATATTCTTGAATATTATTTGTGATCGAACTTGATGACATAAGCTTGAGATAGTCATATATGATTAAACAATCGTTAGTTTTACCATTTTCATCGGTTTTGACTTCTTGCATGACCCATCGTTTAATCAGATTCAAGATTTGTTCGAATGGTTTGCCAGCCACGCTAATATAACTATATGGTAAGCTTTCTAGCTTGCTCATAGCTTCTAGAATCTTTTGATGTTTTTCTTCATCGTCAATAAATCTACCAGTTGCTATTTCATTAATTGGCACACCGCTAATATTTGCTAGTAGTCTGTTTAGGTGGTCTTCTTTACTCATTTCTGTATCAAGCATAAGAACTGGGTATCCCTTGCTTGCTACGTTAAGAGCAACATTATCACCAAAAACGCTTTTACCAACCTTTGGCCTAGCAGCGATCAAATCGACGCACTTTCGCCTTAATCCTCCACCAATTGCTTCATCAAATCTAGTAAAGCCGGTAGGAATACCTATAATATCGCACTTATTATTTTCTAGAAATTCAACATATTGTTTTATATCCTTGCCTATTTTCTCAGGATTTTCGGCACCGTCATCTTCTCTCAAGAATTCTGTAACGGGATTTTCTAGTATCTGAATAATATCATTAATAGACTCTGATCCTGTTACATCATCAATATCCTTGTGGATTTTGGCTGTAAGCTTCTTAATCTTACGAGCAAATTCAAACTTCTTGAGTTGTATAGCAAAACTAAAAATATTCTCTTTGCTAATTGGAAAATCAAACAAAGACTTGATATACTTTAACTCTTGTGGGGTGTTGATAGAATCATATAGATTTAGCTGTGAAGCCGCAGACAATAAAGCTGGTATATCTATCTTTTGTTCATTAGAGATAACCTTGTCTATGCACTTGAACAAAACTTGATTATTAGCATGTCCAAATGAATCAACGGTAACAAGATCGGATATAGAAACATATCCATCTATTCCGTGCTGCATAACGCCAGCTAAAACCGCACGTTCTGCTCCTATGTCTGTTAGTTTACTATCCATAATTTATCGTCCAACACACTTGCTGCAACGATGATATTCTCCATAAACATATCTTGGGTCTGTTTTAAATGATCGCCCGCATACGCTACATTCAACGTCTACCTTCTTTTGTGGTGGTCTGTTTCTTGGGGTTTTTTCGCCATAATTAGTTTCAATATCTCTAAATTCCCCTTCGTCAGTCCACTGATTCTTCTTGGCTCTCACGGGTTCTCTTCTCCTACTATTTGATGAAGTTTCTTCTGTCTTTGTAACTATAAAGTTATCACCGACAGTGACAGAACTCTGTCGTGATTGAGTTTTGGTTTCTGGTGCTGGAGTGGCTGGCTTGGTTGTATTTTGCGACAAAGCAGCCATAAATTTAGCTTTTTGTTCATCAGTTAACGATGCGATGAAATCATTAAAATCGGTCATTGTCGTTTTCCTTTCTCTAGCAGAATGTCTGCCTTTCTTTTTAATTCATAAACCTTACCATCTAATAAATTAAGTCTGGCCTCTGCAACTTCCCTCATGTTTTCCAAAGCCGCTGCATATGAATTGTTTTGTGACAAAATATGTTTTTTGGATTCATGTTTTGTATACTGACTGAAATCTTGATTATGTTTTACAATGAGCTTTTCCATTTGATCATGGCACCAACTTAAAGCAACCTTGTTTTTATTAATTTCGTCTTGAATATATGTGGCATATCCATACATTAAATATGCGGCATCGAATAATTCTTGCTGAGTCAACTTTCTGAGTTGATCCATTGATAAGTCTGACACTAATAGATACTCTTCTCTAAAAGAAGAGAACTTCGTATTAGTGCTATTTATATAGTTGTTGATAGACTCAAGATGTTCTGCTAGTCTATCAGATGCTTTTAATTCTTTGTCGCCACTCATCATCACTTTCTGTATATTTTAGAGTTACAAGTCGTATATCGTTCAATTCGCACCAAGCTATTTTATCTTCATCCCTAGCTTTTCCCTTCAAAAAATCCGCTTTGCTCTTGTGAAAAAATGGGCAAAATTCATAATGCTGTTGCCCATGAACTTCTATGGCTAGTTTAATCGAAGGGATGTAAAAGTCAAGGTACAGTACAGATTTTCTGTGTAACTCTGTACTTCCCGGTAGTTTTACTTCTTCTAGTATTCTATAGCTATTAAATAGTTCTTTTAATAGTCCCCTTGCTCTAACATGAAACTTTGATCTTTTACGCTTATCGTCGTTAAAAACATCATATCCAGTAAGATTCCATACATATTCTTTACCATTGATGCCAGTAACTTTCAATGCAACTCCTTTATTTTCTGATACAGGAAGCTAGCAATAGATGGATTATTGTTGATAAACTCTGCCACATTGTTGATGCCTTGAAACTTGAAAAATCTCTCTATTTCATCTGGAGTTTTGTTTATGCTATTGCTTTCTAGAACCTTTGCAACAACAGGATTATCTGCTTCATCTACAGCACATTGTATCGTATACCACGCTCCAGCAGCTTTAATCAATCTGAACTCACATGCAATCTGTATGATTTCTTGTGCTTCGTCTATTCCAATGCCATATTTAATCCAGCTTTCCGCTGTGCTATTTGGTCTGCCTCCAGCATTAGAAGTTTTAATTACCCAATTAGCAATCTGACCAACGTGAGGACCGGTATCTTTTGGAACTTGCCATTTACCACGATGGGTTATAATCATATTTGTTCCAGCTTGATATTGCAACATATTTCCACAATCTGCCATCTTTTGTGGTGCGTATGGGGAACCTCCAGTGTTGGCAATGTTGTGTGTGATGCATATTAAAATAGTCTTGTTCTTCATGAGGGTTCCGCTGATTCTTTTGAAGAACATGGACAAGAGCCTTGGGAGTGCATTTCTAACACCGGTGCGAACTTCTCCTTCTAATTCACACGCCGGAACCATATTTGAAAGAGAGTCCGCTATAATCAAGGAGCCGGGATCATTATTGATATAAAACTCTATGATATTCAAGAAGTCTTCCGCAGATAATACTCTTTCATCGGTTGACTCTATAATCAAAATATTATCTGGCTGTAATCCTTTGATACCATCAAAGTTTTGTTTAGATAGTCTACCCTCAGTGTTTACATAGATGACACGCTTACCAAGTTGTTGACATTTTGATGCAAAATGTAAAGCAGTTGTTGTTTTCCCGCTCTTTGGATCACCCGTCATTACAACGACTGAACCTTCGCGTAACCCTCCACCTAAAGCGATATCTAGTGCTGGCGATACGCCAACTACAGATAAGCTATTGATATTGTCTAGTACTTCCGTACCACTGCGAACAACGTCGCCATACTTGCTAACAATTGAACTGCTTACACTGTCTTCTGCAAACTTCGTACTTGCCTTTTTTGTCTTACTCATAGGTTCCTCAACTGGTTCATGGTAGTCCTTTTTGTATTATAGCTCTGCGTCGATCTTGTCTCAATCTGTTTTTCTTCCGTTTCAACATTCATATTGACTTCAATTTTCTGCTGAGACTCTTCTAGAAGTTTCTGGTGCTTTTGAATCACTTTTTCTGCTAGAGGGTTAACTTTGTATCCTCTGCCATTCTGAACGCCTAGAACCAAAAGGCCATCAAAATCCTTAGATTTGATAGCACTCAATATAGCTTCTTCGCTATATTTCTTTTTAAGTTGGATAGCGGCACCATATTGCTTTTTCCAAAGCCAGTGTAGAGGATCACCCTTGGTCCAAAATTTATAAGATGGCTTCCCCAAATTCAACTTTTCTGATCTTCGCAACACAATATACTCTGCAACATACGCCTCAAAAGTACAGTATTCGCCAGTATGAATATGCTTGTATTTATGAGTTTCAGACCATTGCTTTTGAAAATTTTTATTAAATAGTTCCGGTTTTTTCTTCATAATTCAATATCAACGCTTCCTTAAAGCATTCGTCAACGTTCGTAATTTCTTTAGTTTCTTCAATCAATTCTGGAGTAATCCATAGCGTTTTATGAACGTCGGTTCCGTACAGTTTACCAATCGTTATAGTATTTCTGCTATTTTCTCCCATTACTCCAACAAGGGATCGAACCAAGTATACACCATCGGCATCGGATGTATCAACCCCCACTGAATGAGAACGATACTGTAATCCAACACTTGTGATACCAAGTTTATTTTCTTCGCAATATATTTTAAGTTTTAACCAATCTTTATGTTCTGGCAAATAAACGTCGGCCCCATTAGATAAGGTTACTCTAATCCATATCTTATACTTATCTTTTCTATATTCTTCTAACCAAGCCTCATAAGAAGTAATCATATTTTTATCCGTAAATTAAGTGTCTAAATTGTGGTTGTTGTCTAAAGTCATGAAATCCAAAAGATTTATGTTCATCATATACACCATATTCTGTTGAAAATTTATAGCCTACTTCTGGAGTAGCATATTTGCATCCCAGTTCGGTAAACTGATCACGTAACTTTATACATAGCATAACATCATCGTGCAATCCGTGGTGTCCATGAACATCATCATTCTCTAAATCATATTGTTGCGATAATATTTTTTGTGACTCTAAGAACTTTTGGCTTTTTAGACAAAAACCACTATTCCCACAAAGTTGGTTCCAAGGCCAAGGTGCCCCAATGTAATCATATTGCAAAAATTCATCTGTCCATGCCAGAGGATTAATTATAAATCCATCCCATTGAATGCTAAGAATAAACTCAGTATCGATGTATTTGGGCAATTCATAATATACAAATTTGTTATATTCTAACGTGGAATTTAATTTGTCAATTGTTATAGTGTATTCTGTATCAATATCTGAAAAAAGTATGATTTTATCGAAGTTTGCATAATTCGTACAAATTTCAATAGCTTTTAAAGTTTCTTTTATTTTGTCCGAGGTTGCACAAACAAGAGTAATATTACTTAGCTCTAGCTTAGTCATCTTTTATTTTAATTACGCAGCTAGTACTGCGCTTATTTGCAGTAGATTTTCTTCGTGCGTCACTAATAGTGGATGCATTCTCTGTCATAATTACAGCACCATTCTTACGAATAAACTGATCAGACGCCGTTAATCCTTTTGGTGCATTTTCTTTTTGAGCTTTAGCAACACATTTTTCTATTGACTTTGCTGGCCTATCTAAATCTGTGGCTATAGTTGTAATATCTTGGCCCATCTTTACATGTTCTTCGATATAAAATGTTTCTGCCTTACTAAGCGGTCCTCGTTTACTAGCCATTGATAAAACTCCTTTGTGCCCTTGTCATATAAAGTCCATTCTTTGACCTTAGATATAACATATAATAGTCAAAGGTTTTCTGAGATACAGACTTGAGTTCTGTTCTTCTCCAAATATCTCTACCAGCTTCTGGACCCATAGGGTCAAGAGGGATATTGTTATACGTGCGGATAAAATATTGATGCTGATGCTGATTGTGCCCTAAATCTATTACTAGATTCTTAGCCCAAACCCTATCTTTCTCGTCATTGAGTGGATTTCCCTTATCGTCAAAAAGATTCTGAGTAGATGTTTTATTGTTTTCAACATCCAAATGAGACTGAATAAACTTCATTTTTCACCTGTGATAATATATTTCTTTTTTTGAGCCGGTGTCATTTTGCCAATTTCTTTTCTTGAAGCATTGCCAAAGGAAGAGAAGGGCGAAGCTTCTTCTTTTTGTTGAGACTTGCGTTCGTGTTCTATTTCTGATTTTTGATAAGAACCCATCTTTGACCAATTTTTATCTGCTAACTGGCCTATAGTCTTGGCTTCCTTCATAAACGATCCTAGTCCACCATATATTACTCTACACAGAGTGTCCTTTCCACAAGCAGGACACTCCGTGAGAGCATTATCTTTGATAGACTGATAAACATCCTTTAATTCGTGCGAACAATTGTCGCACCTATAATCATATAACATTTTGTCCTCAAGATTCTAAAGCGTGTAATACAGCTCCTAATATTCCATTTCTTTGAATATCACTATATCCTAACTCGCAAATACCGATACCATTTATATCACTGAGTTTATTCAAGCAATATGATAAACCGGTATTATTGTAAAGATCAGTCTGTTTGGTATCTCCGTTGATAATGACTTTGGAATTTTCACCCATTCGCGTAATAAACATTTTTATCTGTTCTAATGTACAATTCTGTGCTTCATCAAGAATCATGTAAGCATTATGAAATGTTGCACCACGCATTGTTTCTAGGGGTTCAAATTTGATGCGTCTGGTATTGAAATATAATCCAAACTTATCTCTTCCAAGAAAGTATTTTAAATTCTCTTCCATTGGTTGTAAATATGGTTTAATCTTTTCATTCAATTCTCCGGGTAATGATCCGATATCTTTACCAGTACAAATTAATGGCCTTGTTACTATTATAGTCTCAATCTTATCTTTTACAAGATGTTCAGCGGCAATACCGGCAGCTATAAAAGATTTACCGGTTCCAGACGGTCCAGTACAAAATGTGATATCATTTTCTACTATTGATCTGATATATGTTTTTTGGTTTTCTGTCTTTGCTACGAGAACATTTTCTTTTGGTTGATTTCTATTTCTAGCTTTCTTATTTTTTTTCGAGTTGTTATTTTCCGCTGCTGCCAAAGCCGTTGTCTCCTCGTTGCGAGGAACCTAACGAGTCATGGACCTCCATAAGTACGCGAGGAACCTCTTGGAATATAATCTGAGCGATTCTATCCCCGGTGTTTATAGTAACATTTTCGTCAGAAGTGTTGTATAAACAAACCATTATTTCTCCTCTATATCCGCTATCCACTACTCCTGCTAGAACATCTATACCTTGTTTAACAGATAGGCCCGATCTAGGCCAAATTAAACCAGCAAAATGTTCTGGCATTTCTAGCGATATTCCGGTGCTGACAGTCTTGCGTTGTTTTGATGGGATGACGGTGTTAATAATTGAGTATAAATCAAATCCGGCATCAGTAAGATTTGTTTTTGTTGGCATTTTTGCCAATTCGTTGAGTAACACAACCTTCACGGTGCTTGTTGTCATAGTTCGATTCCTCCAAAGTCAGTATCTTCAAGATCGTTCTTGCTAGCACCAATTTTGTATGAAGTAATTTCGTGTTCCTGCGGTGCTACCTGTACAGACTCACTATTCATCCAAGGATCGGTCCATCCAGCGATGGGATTTCTGCAACCCTTATCATATGGTAGGCCAATATTTTTTCTTCTGGTCATACAAAGCCAATCTATATAGTCGGCCATGACCTTTTCATTTAAGCCAATAATTGACCCATCTTTAAAGAGATATTCTGACCAAGCCTTTTCCTCTGTAGCGGCTGATTCAAACATTTTCACCGCATCTTCTTGGCACTCTTCTGCGATCTTTACAAATCCTTCGTCTGGATTGGTATGTAAAATCTTAAGAATCTCTTGGGTATTATAAAGATGTAAAGCCTCATCACGTTTGATCAATTTAATAATATCGGCATTGCCTATCATTTTCTTATTTTCAGCAAATGCAAATGCACAAATAAAAGAGACATAAAAACGAACAGCTTCAAGTATATTAACGCTTACGAGAGTTAGGTAAATCTGCTTTTTAATGTCTTTAAGCTTGCCGGAATGTCCTATTTCTCTCAGGGCGTTATATTCTTTGATAGCCACATTGGCTCGTTTTAGAATTTCTTTATCTGTTAAGCAGCTATCTAATATTTCGCTTGGATTGCTATAAACGTTCTTGATGATATATGTGTAACTGTAGCTATGAATTTGTTCAAAGAATTGCCATACGTTCATACATGCTTCTAATTCTGGATTAGAAACATATTCTGTTAGCGTAGGAACTCCACGACAGATTACGCTATCCATCATTGTTTGGTATTTTAAATTGGATGTAAAGATGAAACGCTCATTTTCTGACATTACATCGTCATTTTTGAAATCGTTACGATCTTTCTTCAGCTCTATTTCTTCTGGCCTCCAAAAGAATTCTAGCTGTTTTTTGTATAAATCAAAGAATACAGGATATTTGAACTTGTCATATCTCTGTAGGGACAGGTCTTCTCCCAAGAAAAGGGGTTGTGCCAAGTAATCAACGTTATGCTTATTTAGTATTGTTTTCATATGTACTCCTTATATTGCACAAGAACCGGATTCACAACCCGAAGACTTTTCTGTTTGACCGTCACCGTCAGGAGTATTGCAGTAATAAAAGTTCTTCACACCATATTTATACCCGTAAATTTGATCTTTGATCAAAATACTCAACGGAATATTGCCGTCAGGATAATGGGAATAATTGTAATATAGATTGACGCTAATACTCATATCGACAAATTTCTGCAAGACCGCACAAATATTTAAAATCGCCTTGTTGTCTTCCATTTCCCACGCTAGGGTATAATAGTTTTTTCTAGAGGCATAATTTGGCACTAGCTGTTTTAGAACTCCGTTTTTTGCCTTCTTATATGACATAAGGCTTCTTACTGGTTCTATTCCATTAGTGCTATTCTGAATGACGCTAGAAGATTCACAAGGCATGATGGCAGTAAGGGTAGAGTGTCTTAGCCCATGCTTTGATATTCTCTGCCTTAGACTCTCCCAATCCATAGTATACTGCGGGGTCACAAGTTCGTCAACTGTTTTTTTGTACCAATCTATTGGTAGCAAGCCATTGGCATATTTTGTTTCCGCAAACTTATTGCATGGACCCAATTTTTCTGCTAATTTGCAAGATTCGTTGAGTAAATGCCATTGTATTTTTTCCATAGTCTCATGAACTAATTTGAGAGTCTCTGGATCATCATATTTTAATTTGTTCTTCGCCAAGTATCCAGCAAAATTAGTAATGCCGATACCTAACGATCTTCTATTTTTTGTAAAGTTTTCTCCAGCAAGAACAGGATAATCTTGGTAGTCAATAATTGATTCCAACGTTCTTACTGCAATTGAACAAGCTTGCTCTATATCATCGTCGGATTCTAGCTCTAATAGATTTAAAGCAGACAAAATACAAATACCAATTTCTCCGTTTGGATCATCAATGGAATGAATGGGTATTGTCGGATGAATAATTTCTTGACATAGATTGCTCATATAGACAGGAACTGACCAAGAGCCATGCTCATTGGCATTATCAATATTCATAACATAAATGCGACCAGTTTCTAGTCTTTCCTTGGCAAAGATTTCTGCTAACTTTCTGGCACTAATCTTTTTCTTCATCTTTACGTATCTGCTATTTTCATACTTTTCATAAAGCTTTTTGAAGTCTTCATTGTCATTCATTGAACTATACAGCCCACCAGTTTCTTCTGGACTGAATAGGGTAATATCCTCATTCTTAATTAGACGTTCATAGAATAGCTTATTGAATTGAACGGAATAGTCGAGCTTTCTTACTCTATTATCGTCTGTTCCTGCATTATTCTTTAATGCCACAATATCTTCTATCTCATAGTGCCAAAAGGGAATGTGAACCGTCGCTGATCCTCCACGAATTCCATTTTGACTTGTGGCCTTTACGGTAGACTCAAATATCTTTAAGTATGGGATAAGACCGGTGTGTATTACTTCACCGCCGCGAATACTTGAATTGATAGGTCGTATTCTCCCAATATTTAGTCCAATTCCAGCCCTTCTTGCTGTATACTTTCCCACGGCATGAACGCTAGAAAAGATAGAGCCTAAATCATCCTCAACATCTACGAGAACGCAACTGGCAAATTGTTTAATTTTAGTTCTTACGCCAGCCATGATTGGGGTGGGTAGATTGATCTTGAATGTAGAAAAACATTCATATGCTTCTTCAACTTCTTCAATTGTGTTAAATAAAGATAGTGCAATACAGATGTATGCAAATTGTGGGGTTTCATATATTTTGCCCGTTGACCTATTTTTTACAAGATATTTATCTATTAGTTGCTGCAATCCAGCGTAGGTAAATAGGTAATCTCTGTCGTGATCAATGGCCTGTTCGATTTTCTCTATATCAGATTTGCTCCACTTTGTTAATAGGGTTTCGTCGTATATGCCATCCTCTATATTTGAAGAGATATGACTGTAAAGTGATGGCGGGTTATCGTACTTTTCCCATAGGTCTTTGCGAAGAGACATGTTTAAGAGTCTTGACGCAACATACTGATAGTTGGGCTTGCTAGGAGAAGTAAGATCATTAGCAGACTTGATTAAAATCTGATGAATCTCTTGAGTGGTTATGCCATCTCTTAGAGAGAGCTTGGCATTCATTTCAATATCTGACCAAGAAACATTATTTATACCACTAATCGCCCACTCTACTACCTTATGAATCTTTTCTACGGTATATGCCTCAAGACTGCCGTTCCTCTTCTGAACCTGCATATAGTATCCCCTCTAAATAAATTGTTTTGTCGAAATCAATATCAGTTGAAAAGCTTTTTGAATAGCCTTTCAAGTATAAACTTCAAAATCACAGGAAGAACAACATAGAAAAACAAAAATGTTAGGATAACCGATCCAGCTTGAATTTCTGGATCATTTTTGATGTTATCCATTACAAACTGTTTGCAATCTTTTTTGAGCTTTCTTCTTGTGATAGGAGTTGCGGAAGCAAAATCACATCCTTGACTTGCTATTGTAGCCCATTCAGACGCATAGTGCAAGCACTTTTTTGCCACGATGCGACTTTCTTCATCCTCATATTCTGAATAGATATCTTCTTCTATGTCGTAAAAATTATATGACTTACCAAATAATTGTTCTGTTGATGAATCATCATAAGAAAACGTTATATCTGGTAAATATTTTAATTTTAGAACTCCACCGGTTTCTCCAAGCGTGATACCAATAATTCTAGCAGACAAAGAGATGAATTTCTTCCATGTCACCTTTGGCATAGACTGCGTAAAGGTTAATGTAATATCCTCATTGTTTCTGGTTATTTTCATATCCAGAGGGTGTGGGAATTGTAGATTTAGATTCTTTATGTTATAACCAGAGTTAGAAAATATGGAATCTATTATATCTCTGATTTGTTGAATCTGTATTTTCATAGTTTTACCTGTAAATTAAAGCCCAAGAGAATCCTAGAAAATTCTTTGAGATTTTTTCTTTCTCTTCTGGAGTAATCGTATGATTTTCGTCTGTAGTAACTAGTTCAATAAGCTTGATAATATTTGTGTCTAAGTTATCATACTTATTTTTTAATGAGTCTTCAAAAAAAGTTGAGGCCGCTAGAACATAAACATCATTAAGTTTTTGTATATCGGTATCATATTTAAGAAGTCTTGTTGAGAATTCTTGATTAAAAATTGCCAACTTGGCTTTGTCTGTTGGATCAGTAATTGCTTGAGCCATAGGGGTTACAATTTGTAGAATATCATCAGACGGTTTTTCTATGTTTAAAACCGACAGATCATTTTCTATTGGGCGTGGACCTATTGACGGCTTGTACGCTAATACTAATGCAGCAATAATACAAGCTAAACCTATAGCTGTTCTAATATTAAATATCTTGTTCATCATCTAGCACTCCATTTAGTAGAGGAAAAACCTCATCTAGTTTCTCTGATGCTATTTTTAATTTGCATCGGTCGCATTGTTCTTTTAATTGATACCATAGAGAAATGATATGTAAAAAATCTGCTTCTTTACTCGTTGAGTCTTTTGATACTGCGAGTGGTTTTATCTTTTTAGCAAAAAGCTTGGCTATAATCCATTTAGCATCAAGAAAGTTTGATAAAATAGTTAAACATCCTATGGCTAATAATCCGTAAATCAAATAATTAATTGACATTTTATCCTCTCATTTTCTAACAGGAAGTTTTTGCGATGGAATATCGCCTTTGTGATGAAACGGGCATGGTGTTTTGTGTCCATCTCCCTGTACTATTATACCAGTGCCTTTACAAACGCACTTTGATACATCTGGATTTGGACCAACAACATCGTCTGGCTTGGGTTTAATAACGAAGACCTCGGCTTCCGCTTTATCAAATGATGTTTTTGCCTTTTCTTGCCATTCGTTTACATAAGAAGAGTACATATTAGTTATATCTTCTGGATTGACACAAAACATATTATTTGAGCATCCAGTTAATATCAGTACTAATAATAGCATATATTTTTTCATTGTAATTTACCCTTAATATGAGTTGAAACTAGAAAGATCGATTTGTGTGAGTTGATAACCGCCACCCAAAGTAGTCATCATAGTATTAATAGCAGTTATGTGGTCACTTACTAGAGTTCCGCCGCCAGCACCTCCAGAAGTAAATGTTCCAAGAACTACCAAATCTCCATCAATTATTAATAAGACCGGATTACCCGAATCCCCCGTGATTATGTTTTCATAGTATGATTGTCTCAAGGTAGAAGATGGGTATTGTAAAAAAAATGACCCCAAATTGCCGAATGAACCTCGCCAATTTGCCACACTTGCCCTTTCGTTTTGATTTAGTCTTAAAACGGGTATACTAGAAGATGTTGAAAGGGAAGGTAAATATGTTCGCCAATTTGATGGAAGGACTTTAGCAAAAGAAATTGATAAGGGAACATCAGAATCTAATACTCCTATGCAGATATCTGGATAGTATGGAACATAAGATGGGTGTGTCAATCTGTTTGTAATTGTGCGAGATATAACAGTATTGTCAGAAGTTACAAATTTAATAGTAGCTCCGATTTCTGGACGAAAGTTAAGATGTTCGCAAAATAAAACATGTCTACGACTGATCAAAGTGCCACCCATAGTGTTTCGACCTGTACTATTCCAAGGAGAAATACAAGTTAAATCTATATCACTAATCCAACAATTTTGATTACGTATAAAAGTGTTACCGTTGATAGAATCCTGCGATGAATAAACTGTCATATCGCCAGATAAACGAGAATCTATTTGCTGCTCACAATGCAAAGCTAAAGAATTTGTTACCCAATTTAAAAAGGTATCAACCGTTGCAGACGATGCGCTAGATGTAGTGACATTAATTAATGATACCTCGCCATTATTAGAAGTAACTCTTAATGTGCAATTTCCATTTGATTGATAGGTAGCAATTTGTGTGTCGATATTAGATTCTACAGGGTGCGACAAGACTGTGGGATTATCCGAAGAGAAAGTTATAGTATTATTAGATGGTATTCTATTTATGAGTTTCACAATGAAATCAGTTACATATGCTGTGCTAACATTTCGTAAAACTGATTTATCATTTACAGTTATGGTAGAAGATGAACCAGCAGAGGTAATTCGTTTTTTTTCTATGGCCTCTATATCAAAAGACCTATTTGAGATAGTTTGTTTCTCAAATTGTCTAGTAAAGGTAGAGTTTGCTAAACCACAATTTATTGGATGATTTACAGCATCAAGCACAGCCATCAAGTTATTCTCCATCTCTGAGTAACAGTATCGTATATTAATCTAACAGAATACGCTGCGGCTAGCGTGTAATTGGAACCATTTGGTGTAATAATTCGATCTACAGCAATAGGTGTAAAGGCTGGGTTTCCCCCATAAGTTGCCGTATGATGTTTTATTGTTACTGTTACAGAGCCAACATTTATTAATAATATTTCATAACAAGCATTTGGGGCAGTTATTGCCCATAAATCGAATGGAAATGTTGCTGATAGCCTTATTATATCGGGAGGTATAGTAGTAGTTATTGGTATTGTTGCATTTGTAAATCCACTCAAATTTAAAATTGTTTTTGCTGCCTTTGGGCCGACAACAATTCCTCCAGCGGTCTGACCATCTCCAACAACTAATGACTTTTCATCGGTTTTCCATACTGGTTCACCCTGTAGCGGGGTGATTGCTCCCACTTCTGCCGCCGTCCCTCTTCTGATTTGTAAATTAGCGGGGCTAGTCATATCAATCCAATTGCCATCTTTTCTTCCATAAATGATCCCATCTTGTGGAGAATCAATGTCTTTCCAACTAATCTTTTTTGTTACATATGGATTACCACTATCAACTATAACTAATAGATCATCGCTAGTTATAGATGTTGCTGATGGGAGTTCGGTTATTTTAATTACATTAGCCATAAAATACCTTTTAATTAGATTTTATAATTTAGCAGCCTCTCGGAACGCTTGATCAATTGTATCATTATCCATGCTGAAGTTAGACGCGATAAGTGCTACGAGCGGATTTGTTCTTTCAACATACGGCGCATATTCCCACAATACTTCTGCTTCTGATCTTGTTTGAGAATCAACAATGGCAGAAATAGCATCGGTAATTTGTCCCATTGTTATTCCATTACGTATCAACCAAAGGCGAATTTGGGTTGCTGTGATGCTTTGAGGTACGGGTAAAATAATTGGCTCTGGCGATGGAGGAACATAAGTGTAGTCCATGCCATTATTTGGAATAGCTTCATAAAGAGATTGATCTTCAGAATAATAAGCTATTACTCTGGATTCTTGTTCTGGAGTTAGTGTGGGTTTTTCTTCGGACGCCTCATTAATAACGGGAAGAGGTAATGTTAAACCAATATAAGCCGCAGCTGAATTAAGGTCTTCCAATTTAAAAACCTTCGCGGAAGGTTGAGCAAATGTGAATTGATGTTTAAAATGAACGTCTGTTCGTATTTTGCGAGATACTTTTCGAAATTTAATTTCTTTATCTTGTTCAAGTGCATTCAAAACGGCATTAACATCAGTTAAGCCTGCCTCTGCCATTGCAGAGCAAAAACGTGAAATTGGATTTCGAATTATAAGAACTATTGGCTTGCTAGGTTTTTCTTCGCGTGGGCAAAGCCAATGAGCCTGAGTATTGTCCGGTCCTTTTCCCGCAGGATAAGCAGCGTTTTGAATTGTCGATTCTTGTTCTGGATAAAATGTGGCGATAATAGCGCGTGATAATGTACTAGAAGCTACTTTTGCATTAAATGCAACAGAATAAAGTGGTGTAATAAAATACATAAATATAGACTCCATTTGTTGTAATGATTAACTTCCGTAGACAGTATAACCCTTGGCTGTTGCAATAGTGGGGTTATCACTACTTGTACCGGGATTGTTAGCAACATTCAAAAAGCCAGCACTTGAAGCAAGGTCGGAATAGAATTGATTCAAAGCTCCCGCAGATAAAGAATTATCGCTTATATCTCCTCCATAAATCAATCCATATGTATAGCCCGAAGACCCTCCAAGTGCAACACCAGTAGCACGTAACGAAGTAAGGGAATTATCCGAACAATATAGAGTCGTTAACGCTGTAAATCCGCTAACGTCTAGAGAAACGATAAAATTATTAGCACAATTTAGACTACTCAATGAAGTTGCCCCGCTTGCATTTATAGATGTTATTGAATTATCTGAACAATTTAAGTTACTTAGTGACGTTAATCCACTAACATTCAATGTAGTAATGGAATTGTTAGAGCAATTTAAAATACCTAATACTGTCAATCCACCGACATTCAGTGTGGCGAGAGAATTATTAGAACAGTCTAAATAACCTAGTGATGTTAATCCGCTTACATTTAATGAGGTAAGAGAATTATTATTACATGACAATTGCTCTAATGTTGTTAATTCACTAACATCTAACTCGACAAGGGCATTACTATCGGTCAATAGAATTTCTAAAGCTGTTCCGCTAAGTTCTAACGATGTGATGGAATTATTATAACAACGCAAATGGGTCAGCGATGTGGCTCCCTTCGCATTCAATCTAGTAATAATTGAGTTGTTATAACAAAATACAGTATCTAATGCTGTCAGACCGCTAATATCCAATGCGGTAAGAAAATTATTATTGCATTCTAGACGAGTAAGCGCTGTCAATCCGCTGAGATTGAGCGATGTGAGAAGGTTATTAGCGCAATATAAATTAGTAAGTGCATTCAAGCCACTAATGTCTAGAGCAGTAACCTTATTATTTGAATTGCTAACATTTATCCATGTTAAGTCGCCGTCTTGGCTTAGACCGCTACTATCAGTACTCCAAATAAAAATTTCTTTAGGAGAAGGACCACTCCAGCTACCTTCTAATGGAATACTTAATGTAATGTAATGAGTAATGTCGGAACCGTCGCCAAATAGAGTAAAAGTTCCATCCCATGAGCGGACACCAATATATCCGGTTGTAGATTTTACGTATGCAACAAATTCGCTAGTGCTAATTGTTACAATTCGGGCCATGCCAAGTGGGTTTTGTTGTGGTCCTTTTGTCATAGGATCGCTAGATGTTACTTGGATGCTTCCGTCTGGAAAAGTTAATCCTTTGGCACCGACTTCCATGTTAGAAGTCCCGACGCCGGGAAATTCTAATGAAGAATCACACCAAATGTTAGCTGCTGTTGAGCCTCCATCAGTGGTACTTTTTAAATGACCGCCTTGCCAATTCAACTCATAGCCAACATAACAATTCAAACTGATACCACTTTGACCACCAGTTGAGTTGTCAAAAGTTCCTTGAGCTAGAGTGGTTCCGTTTGATAGATTTACACCAACAAATGTAGGGGTATCTGTTGTATTCAAATCTTGATCAAATGAACTTCCACCTCCACCGCCGATAACAGTAGCTAATTGACTAAGACTGATTTTTTTAGTAACTCCACTACCAGATGGGCTATCCATAAATAACATAATATCGTCATTGGACAATGAACCGCTTCCATCTGGAAAGTCTTTTATTCGTTTAATACTCATTTAACCACCTACTATTGTGTTAGTGCCAACGGTGTAGTATGTTACATCATCAAATCTATCGGTATATCTGTCTTCTAGGGTATTATAAGATATATTCTTTTCGTATGTTGGGTTGATAGTATCAAATGTACCCGTTCTTTGGCAGCATACCACTACTGTGCCAGTTTTTTGGGATTCATTGCCACTCACCACATTTGTTACTACATCTACTGTTGTTATCGCCATGTTAGTCTCCTTATAGGTATGGTATTATCTGTTTTCTTGTGAAATATAAGTTAACGAAGAATCCACAGAAAGCACTCAACACATTGCTAACTACTGGACAACAGTATGATTCCAATGGATTGATAAATACGCTAAGTAATAAGCTGATCCAAAAGCTAGAACATTCGTGGCATAATAAGGGTTTATTAATATAAGGTAATTTTGCTATTTGATTTCTTATAGGGCGACTAGCTTCTGTGTCGCTCCATCCATAAGATACACCTAAACAGCATATTAAATAGGTCAATAATTCGGTCATAGTAGATAAACGGTAAGGTTTTCTCCATTGTCTACTATTGAAAATGTTCTATACATCTTACCAGATAATGTTTGGGAGAATGCTAGCCAAGCTTCTTCACCCTTATCTACTGTGAATACTTTGCCAGCATAATTGTTTTGAATTCTTTGATTTTGAATTATTGCTATCTGGTTTTGCAAATCCTGCGGATTATCCACATATTTGTCTAATAGATTGGGGTCTTCGTTTAGTTTGTCTGAAAAATACTTTACAACTCTACCTCTGCATGTGCAATTAGGATTAGTTTTGAATGTGGTTAGGTCCGCTAAAATATCTGGAAAATCAGTTGTTAAACGGGTATAAAATGTATCATTTTTGATTAATATACCAAGAGCGTCGTTTAAGTTGATCTGATTGATAATCATTATTTGATCCTTTCGTAATTTATGGTGATCCAATATTGATTATACTGTATCTAGCTAGTTTTAGCAGCACACAATTATGCTATTCGGTTGGTGTATTAGATTCAATAACTGTGACTGTACCATCTTCATTTATGGTAAATTGACCAACTAATGATAATCCTTCTTGAATGCTTTCTGGACTCACGCTGCCTATTAATGTACCGATAGCATAGTGTAGTTCAAATATTTCTTTAGCATTTGTTCCTAATGCAGAAGATATATCTGATGGGGACGCACCGTTTCCATTACGCCAGAATATTTCAGACCCTTGATTGAAGGCGTTTACCATTTGTTGATAAGTATGTCTAGTGATTTGTATCAATCTTTGGGCAGCTAATTCTGCTGGCTGCGGTTGATTTATTGATTCATTGTTTAATATACTCATTATTTTCTCCTATATTATGGTGTGCCATAACTAACTTGACTAAAATCTACAACTCCTACCCAACGAATATTTTTGCCAGCAACACCAGTTATTCTTATTTCTAATGCTTCATTGGTATCATCAGCAACAACATCAGCTATAGATGTTGCTATACTACTTTCAACACCACTACTTGCTACTACGGTTCCTATCAAAACTGTTGAATTAGCATTATTTCGTCTAATTCCTCCCCTAAATGTCCACCATCCGCCTTGATGATTCGTTACGTTGTAAGCACTTAATTTGATATCAAAAGCCCAACATGTTTGTGCAGGAATAGAGAAAATATTATCTGCTGCTGGAGTTGATCCATTGAGGGTCAATATTTGTTGAGTGTCATCCGTGGTTAATCTTCTACCAATTAGGATAGTGTGCTGGGCATCACCGGCACTATTAAATAAGCCAGCAGCGTGACTTAATTCTCCCTGCCTAGTGGCTTTTCCTCTAAATCCTCCCGGCACGAATGAATATACTCCGTTGGCGATGTTATTTGATCCACCCCCTATAGATGAAGATGTGGCTGACGCTGTATTGGAAGTACCACCGCAAATAACTGATCTACTACCGGTAGCATTATTTAAGTCACCTCCGCATACTGTTGACCAATTACCGGTAGCTATATTAGTTTGTCCACCAACAACGGTTGAATAACTATTAGCGGTACGATTATCGGACCCTCCACCTATAACGCTATAGGTTCCAGCCGCCACTCCCGAAACAGAAGTTCTGACTCTTTGAAAGTCATTGCTATAAATACCTCTAGTATTTCCGCTAGTGTCTGCTAATAATGCACCAGCCCCATTTGGACTAACTATTAAATCTGTGTTTGCTGTGGCTATAGATAAAATATTGTTATCTAATCTAAGATCATCTACATTTATTTGACTAGTAGTACCCTCTATATTAAGCGTTCCATTTCCAAATAATGTTGCTATATTATTCGTTCCAGCATACCATTTAAAAGCCCTAGATGTAGATATGGGTATAGAAAACCACATAGCTCCAGCTTCTATGCCTAATGCATATTCTACTTGATTAGAAGCAACATTTGGTGATAAAACAATTTTAGTACCAAGACTTCTATTTGTTGTAAAAGCTGGCGCTGCTACTCCACTAGCATTAAAATCAATTCTATTACCATTGGTCCCATTTAAAAATAATTGAGTATTACCAGTTTCATTACCAGTATTACCATCGATATCTATAGTTTTGAACAATCCACTATTAGCAATAAGGGTTGAAAAATTTCCACTAGAACTTGGAACCCATAGTCCACTGCCGCTGTTGTATTGTAGAAATTGACCGTTAGTAGCTCCATTTGTAGCGACATTGTGAAGTTCTTCTAATTCATAACCATTTTGTATGGCGACGTATATTCTTCCCGAACTAGAGTTCTTTTTGAGAACAACGCCAACAAACACAAGATGTTCTGGGGCATAATTCTTTGTTGTTGTGTATGTTCCGGGGGTATTTCCTAGCCATAAAATATCTCCAGCATTATAACTATTAGTGTCTATTCCCCTAATGATGCCTCTATTTATGACCCAACCTTCAGAACCAGCTGATATATTTTCAGCTACTATACCAAATGTTTTAGCTGATGTTGTGTCTGATGCACTAGATGCTCTTTTAACAGACACTCTTTGCCCCTGTGCGCCAAATATATAAACAACTTCACCTTTATTTAATGTTGTGGTTTCAGCATTATAGACTAATGAGGTTAAGTCCTGACCAATAGATAAAGCAATATTGCCACCCTTCAGATATTCTTGTAAGATTCCTTCTCCATCATCCCAAAATATTGATCCATATCCACCAACCGTTTCTGGCGTTGTGTCAAATTGGATTGTATCAAAAGTACCACTGTGAGCAATTAAATTGCCGCTAACATTTAATAAAGTCCCATCAAAAGTTAAATTGCTTTCACCGTTGATTCCAGATGTGCTGCCGTCGCTAGTTAAAATTCTATTATCTAGAGGGTTGTATACATATGTTTGTCCTCCTCCAGACCCTGTTGATCCAGACCCAATTGGACTTAAATCTGACCAAGTATCGATACCATTACCTATTTTAAGAATATTGGTGTCTACAGCGAAGGCTGGTTCACCAGAAGCTAAAACTGGATTATAAGAAACGAAATCTGTTTCATTTCCTCTTCTTAATTGTATCTTCAAGAATTGTTTTTGAGAATCACAAGGATTTAGTTCATTTTCTGGCATCAAAACACCTTATCTAAAGTCCAAGTTACTTTTCGCGGTGGGAATCCATCAACATCGCTGAATACCCAAGAACCGTTTTGATTTAACATTTCAGCAGCATCGCGTTCTCTTATCCAGAAACTACCTTCTGGTTGATCATGACGTTTTTCACCGCCATTCCATACGCCCCAACTATTCTGAATGAGGAATAGCGTTTCATTATAAATTTCGTGTGTATCATCTACACCTATCCAAGCCATCGCGTGACTCCAAGAGCCACTTCGTGATGCTACTCCATATTTATCTCTTCTTGAAGAGAATCCAGAATTACTACAAACACTAATAGAATAACCATTAGCAATAGCATCTCTAGCTTGTTCTATTGTATTTATTAAGCTGATAGTTTTAACTTTATGTTTTTGGGCATATTTAACTAATTCATCTGGAACTCCAGAGCGGCCCCATTTACCACCAATGGCACTGTATTGTGATAAATCGTAGTCGCCGTACTTTTGTCGTAATAATATTCCACCCGTTTGATTTACAAATCGTGCGGCACCAGAACAGGTCATGCCCTCGCCGCCGTGCCCTCTAGAACCATAGATACCCTCTGTTGCTCCACGGGCAACGAAATCTTCTCGTTCACCGTTTAATATTTCACAACTACGGGTCACATCTACAGCATTTCTAGTTGCATGGCTAACACAATCGCCTTGTACCTGTCTTTCTGATGGACCAAACGCTGGATCAAACTGTAATAAAGACTTAAAAGGTAAAGCTAGTTTACCCTTTCCAGTGCCAAACAAATCGTGTGCTGCCACACCGAATAATGGGTGTGGAAGCTCTCCAAGTAATTTGTCTAAATCTTTTGGGTCACAGTATGATCCAACAAAGCCGTCTTTATAGGCTTTAAGTAAATCTCTAGGTGTTTTAAACATATTACTTATCCTTTGTGTTATCTCTTGCCCATTTGACTACAGTATTGATGACAACTGCTACTACTGGAACGATTAAAGCTGACATATTGCCAAGATCAATCTTTGCGAGATTTTCACCGACATATGTTAAAACAGCAGCTAATCCTACTAATAGAGCATTTTTGCCAACTGATACTAAATCATATGCATTTAGAGCAAAAGATTTTGAACCGTAGTTGTTCATGTTAAGTCTCCTTTGTGTCTGAAATACTGATACTAATTAAAAACCCACCATGAGAACTGTCGTTAATCTTATACGGAAAACCGATTAGTTTTATGGCCTTGTCCTCGCAGTTTCTTGTCATTTTAACGAATTTTCTATTCATGTCTAAGCACGATTTGAATTCGCTAAAAAATTCTTCTCTTTCGTCTTCGTGGATATAACTTAACCAATCATACCCATCGACGCTATTTATTAAATCGCTAGTTAATTCGTAAAAGCTATAGTTTGTCCAGACTAATCTTCCGTGATCATCAGTTTCGAAAAGAGCTTCTTTAGTATAATGTAAAGCCGCTTTTGTTCTTTGTTCGATAACTTTCTGTCGTGTTTCCATTCTGCCTATAGTGACTCTTAAATCTATAACAGCATCTTTCAAACTATTTCCACCATTTGTGGTTAGTTCTTTTTTTATTGCTTGCAACGAGTTGATGAGATCATCTTGACTTTTAAGAAGCTTGATGATTGGCTTTATTGCTTTGACCCAAATTAGACTACAGAAGGTGCCTAAACCACCAAGTAAACTAAATACTAATGTTATATGTTCGGGGTCTTTGAAGTCTATCATTTTACCTCCAAAGTAATGGAATTATGCCCCACAACCCATGCTGTAGGGCATATTCCAAATAATTACCGTATCAAGACTCGTAACTATTCTTGGCCTTATATGATGTGCTAACTGGATTTTTAGCGCCAAACATATAGGTTAATTCACCGGGAACGCTTCTTGTTGGTGTAGCAGCATCATCTGTAGCGGCTGTTGAGCCATCATCAGCCTTAACAAAGTTTGCTTCTGAACCAGCACTAGTACCCTTTGTACGACCGGGAACAACATCTCCATTTGGAACTGCTAAAACGTTGAATTCAGCGTCAGCGTAAGCACCAATTCTGTAAGTTGATACAGTCTTGTTGATACTCTTACCAGTAACTCCACCGGGAATAGTTAAGAATGTAGAAGTTGAATTATTTACCTTTGAGGCGTTGTCGCCAGCGGCTCTGAGTAAATAATTTGTACCGGGAGCAGGTGTATAGGCAAAAGTACCAGAACTCTTGGCCTTTGTTACACCATGAGGGTCAGCATTAGAAGCACCGCCGTTTGTATCTTGTACAACGACTGTGCCATAACTTTTCTTAGCGGCATTAACTTCTACTAGGTCTAAAACGTTGGCGATTGGGCCGCTAGCGGAAACATTGCCAGCGGCTACTAGTGTGCCACCGTTATTCTTTTTTGATCCGCCGCCGGACTTTGCAGCTGTGGTTGACATAGATTTTCTCCATTGAAATTAGTTAGAAATGTCATATTCCACATCCTTTTAAAGTCCGGTTCCTACTTATTTATACACATTCAAATGAATTTTTTCTGAATGTTTTTCATGATTTTATGCATCTTTCTGCGTGTACTTTCCCTATTCATATTATGCTTTTTGGCTATTTCTGCTATGGTCATGTTAGCGATTCTATCTAAAAACATCTCTTTTTCGGTTTCGTCATGTAGTTCATCCAGAACGTCTACGAGCATAAATTGATCATTATTTTGTGGTATATTGTCGTGCAATTTGCCACCAAATCTATTCATTTTTTGAGCAAACTTAATTTCCTTCATGCACTCTATAAAAACTCCATTATAGAGATACGTCGTAAACTTAGCACCCTTTGATGGCTCATGATTCAAAAACGTTTTCCATAAAGCATTTAGCTGGCAAGAATTAATAGTATCCTTGTCTAGCTGATTACTAAATCTACGTGACGCTTTGTTCATTATCTTTACAATATTTATGTCTTTTAGAGCATCTTCAATCTTTGTATTCAAATCATTCATTAGTTATCTCCTAAAATAGCTTTTTCAATGTCATTTCTAACTTCTGTAAAATCAAACATTTGTCCTATACCAACAAAAAACCTGTATCTGCTACAGATTTTCAAGACCTCAATACCCGGAACTTTGTTTAATACATCTTTAATTCCGTGTGTTAGATCAAAATTTGTGTGACCAAGCCAGCAATCAAAGCTTGACAACATAGCAACATCATCCATTAACTGTGGTGTTATCGGCACCATAGGGCTGGAGTTAATAATATTTTTCTTCTTGTCGAAAAGATCGTAATCATCCTCATCTTCGTCTTCGTCCTCTTCTTCTAGTTCCTCCCCCATATCTCCTAATTTATCTAAATGTTGCATGGCTATGTTTTGTATAATATTGGTAAGCATGGGTGAAGTAAGCTGTTTTTCAAGATAGTCTTCGTACTTCTGCCAGCCAATCTTTTTGATATTTTTACTCATTATCGTGACTCCAGCGTGATTATACCATGTCGGATGGTCTGATACAAGGCTCGTCTTTGAGACTTTCCTTATGACCATTGAGTATTTTTTCTCTTACTTGACGGCTTATATGTGTGAAAATTTTGATTAGTAACTCTTCTTGATTATCTTTAATCAATGATGACTTGATCATTTCTATAGTTTCCATATAGCAAGTTTCTTCTGCTAGTGTATCCAATAATTCACAAAGACTAGCGATAGAATCATCGTCATAATCGGACAGTTGTATATTTATGTATGGTCCAGAACCGTCTGGTTTCATATAATAACATATAGAGGCTGATACTGGCTCATCCGGTTCTTTAGGCGGGTTGTCTTTTCTTCTAAAGAATTCAAATAGCATTAGTTATCTTTCTAGCTGAGTTTTCCCATGTAAAATTTTTAGAGGTTTCAATACCAACAGTATTTAGTTCTAATGCTCTGTCTTGATGCAATCTATAAACTTTTCTCATTGACTCGACCATGTAATCTATAGTATTATAGTCAATTTTGGCCCAATTACCCTGACCATGAAACCATTTGCCATCATAAGCAACTTCTGTCTCACTGATTGGTGCTAAATAAGAATTGGCATCTGTGCAAAATTCAGTATGAGCAGAATAATTTGTTGTTATAACTGGCCTGCCACAAGCCATCATTTCTAATAATTCTAAGTTCCACCCTTCTGCTCTAGAAGGAAATATGCCGCAATGGCATTGTTTCATAATAGTATACACTTCTTTTTGGGTTGGCTGTCGCGGGATAATAGAAATCTTACTGCCCAGTTTTGATTCTTTATAGAGTCTTACCCATTCTTTTTGCTCATTTTCAGTATAAAATGGATTATCACACATCAATACTAATTCTACGTCATCATTAGTTTCAAATGCTTTATTAAATATTTCTACTAGAGCGTCGTGTCCTTTTCTTATTTCCCATTTTCCGCAGTTATAGAATCTAGTAGTTTTAGAGTCAACATACTCTGCTGGCTCAAAAATACTTAAATCTACACCTAGAGGTATTACGCAAATCTTATTTTCATCGATAGATAGATTCTCTAAAATCACTCCCTTTGCCCAATTTGAGCAAACAAATACTTTGTCTAGAGAACTAAGATGATGTTGTTCAAGTTTGTCAAACTTATCTAATTCAAAGATTGGGAATCCAATTCTTAAGCCTCTACCGACAAATTGAGTCATGTCGTTTTGATGCCATATTTTAATACATGGAGCATCAAAATCTGTTAATCTACCCCTTGATATACAGCTACGAATAATGTTCGCATCTTCTTCGCTTGTCACTTGGGGTTGCCCTATGCACCATAAAGACACTGGTGCAATTTTGCTAAGACTTTTGGTTATGTTTAATCCGGTGACTCCATAACCAAGTTGATTAATAGGTGTTAATAAGTTTATCATTGGTGTTCCTTGAAAATTTGTGATCGGAATATGAAACTATCATACTTGGATCAAGGATTATATTATATCCTTCATTGATCAATTGTTCATTTAGTATTACGTGATCCGGGTCAACTTCTCCCTCTTCCCATTGTCTAGCACCGTATTTTTTATTTTTTAAAAGTGGTAGTCGATAGATAGACATACCTCCAAAGTTTGATGAAACTTTTAATGGTTGATCTCCACGGTCAAATGTTATTTTATTAAACATAGGCGTATTTAAAATATGAATACCTCTGGGTTTCCCAAAAGGTCTGAACGCTAAAGAATCATACATAATGTAGTCTTCTGGCTCACAATCTTCTAATAATTTTATATTGTTTGCTTCTGTTAAAACTCCATAGGCTGACACGCAAGCATTTTTCGGATCAGATTCAAGGGTAAAAATTCCATGCTGAAAACCAGTATATGACCAGCCCCCCTTAATATCTAAGTCTAATATGCACAAATAATCATAATCTGCATAGTGTGAAATTACGTGATCAAGATATTTATTCCTACACTGTGCTAATATCTTGCATCTTCCAAAATGCCACGGGTCTGTTCCATCATCTACCAACCGTCGATAATCTTTGTCATCTCTTTTCTCAGATAAGAATTCTAATTTTGTTTTTGTACGATATGATTCTAATATGCTAACGGTGTTGTCCTCAGAATCGTTTTCGTATAAAAAAATACTGAAATCTTTGAACATATTGGATGTTTTGTGCATTCTTTCAATATTTAGTGCTATGGTATCTTCTACATTTCTACAAATACCGGCAAAAACGATCTTTTTGGATTTAGCAATTTGTAAACCCGTATCCACTTTATATTTATATATGTGTGGATTTTTAAGTCGGCTATCGAATATATTTTCTGGAAAATTTGTATTCATCAGAATTCCTTAAAAAAGAACCATCTTGATAGTGTATCTATATTTTTTGTTTGATCTATGTATTTGAGATAGTCTACAACTTCTTCTATTGTAGAGAATATATATTCATGTGGCAGCATAAAAAATAACCAATTGGGTGCTTTTGATTTTCCTTGCTTGCACCATACTAAAACTGGTTTTTTCTGCCTATTGGCTGTTACTATTTCTTCGTAAGTCCCACAGGCGTGAACGTCTAGGTCTATGTGTGCGATGATAAAATCAGATATATCAACACACCTTAAATCGGCACTTCTGATAGATGAGAAATGTTTTCTGATCTTTTCGTATTGTCCGGTTTCTTTGTAATAGTCTATCCACCATCTGGTTTCCTCGTCTTCTCTGACGGTCAGAATGGGCTTTTTACATGGGTCAATAACTCGTACACCAAGGTCTTTAAGAATTGGTGTTAACTCTTGTCTCCAAGTTACTCCACCGTCATGTACCCTATCCATAGCACCAACAAGATAGGTTTTGACGCCGCGAAGATTATTGATTAAATCCATTATCTATGCTCCACCATATCTTATTAATACCAAGAGATTCTATAATTGTTTGACATCTTTTGCACGGCTGACTACACCTTAGTTCTCCACGCTTATTCAATCTTATTATAACCATTCTGAGGCTACTATCTATATAGTATTTTCCCCAAAGTCTGGAAATTAAATCTGTTTCGGCATGAAAGTGTGGATACTCAAGTTCAGTATTGAATCTTTTAGCCAACATTAAAGCTTTAGTGTGTGTTTTTTCTGGATTATTCTGACCAATTGCCAAAAGCTTATTTCTTTTGTATGCAAATGCAAAATGAAAGAATTTGTTTTTGGTTTGTCTATCTTCTTTAGCTTGAGGTAATAGGCTTAGAGCGATATCCATAGATTGATCAATTATATTCATATTAATTCCTAAGAGCCATAACCAAAAATTCTTGTACGCTTTGGGGCTGCGGATCATTGTTGAAAATCTCAATCGCTTTGTTTTTAGCAGGAGTTTTCTTCATACCCAAGGCATGTAATGCATCAACACAATCTTTGAAAAGCTGTGAGGATTTGAAGTCTTTCTTGCTCTTGTCTATGATATAGACAGGCGAGTTCTCAACATATCCAAACGTAAACAAATCCATAGATTGAGGCGAAATATGCTTAGTAGGATCATTGTAAGCTTTGACAAAGTGATAAACGATAAATGCTATAAAAGCAAGTGCAAAAAAGTGTCCAAGCATCGGTGAGGGTTGAGGATTCATGAGTTGCTCCTTGAGAGTTTGTACACCATCATTATACAATGGTATCGGCAGTTGTCAAGGGCGAACATAAATAAAAATGGCCCGCTGCTTCCTTGCAAACGGGCCATTCTCTACTTACTATCAATTGTTGGCACTATTCAGTTTTCTCTTTTGAAGTCTCTGTTACAGTATTAGATGGACCAAGAGAAATTTCGTCAGCCATAACGCATATCGAATTCTTCGTGTTGCCATCCTTATCCTGATAGTCATCGATTTTGATCTTTCCTTGAACGCCAACTAATCGTCCCCTAGTAAGGTGTCCCTTTAATGCTTCTGCCATCTTACCGAAGCAGAGAACATTTAGAAACAGGGTGTCTTCATTTCTACGGTCATTTACCGCCATACGAAACTTTGCCATCGTTGTACCCTTTTGGGTAACGCTGAGTTCCGCATCCTTTGTTAATCTGCCACAACCTAGCCATGTATTAATATTCATACAATCATACCTCCAGTGCTGAACGAATCTTACCACGAACTACCTGAGTATTACCACGATTATAAGTACCTAGAGTGGCACTATAAACGTTTCTAGCGAATGATCTAGGGATGCCTAATAGTCTTGCGGCAAACTCCGTATCCTCTCTAGTATTGTTAAAAAACCCGAAACCAGCCTTGTGAGCTAAAGCTGTAATGGGATTTAATGTGAAGCCCTTGAAGTAACCGCTCTGAATCTTCGCAGTTACCTTATTGTTTTCAATGTCCCAATGATATGCATTGGAAAGGTTTTGTAAACGATTAAAAAATTCACTGTATATCATACTAGTCTCCTATTTGCTTTCCTCTGTGCTAACTTTTTCGCTATTTTCGATTTGCTCTAAACCCTTGGCGACGTATAAAGAAAGCTTCTGAATTTCTTCCTCTATAAACTGCTTCTGAGCTTTTAGCTCTTCTATTTTCGCGTGAACATTTTGTAAGTGGGCTTTAGCCATTTCTACAACTGACATTTTTATCTCCTGTTTCAATGTTATATCTACTAGCGGTTAAAAAAACACTATCTCTTGTATTGATATGTTAAATAGTCTAATAAATCATTATGGGTCCAAGTTACTTGATATTCCCCATCTGTAGATAATTCTGCTATTTCTTTATATTCTTTCTGTATTTTGATTATTAAGCTTGCTAAAAATTCTTTTTTGTCATTTAGAATACAGTGATCAATGACTTCAATCATGTTTCTAATTTCTTCGTCTTGATGCATGTTAATATAGAGTTAACTCTATCCCCGACTCTTCAAATAGTTGTTGACTAACCTCAAACTCATTTGCCCACCTTTCTGGCATATGGTTGTATGA